ATAGAACATATTGGTTCTTATGATAAAAATAGAAATGTTAGTAATGATGAAATTTTTGATTTAAATATAAAAAAAAACATTCACAATGACAATTAACAGCAGAGTGGAAGGTGGTAAATTAGCGCAGAATTTAGCCAAAATAAACGCTGAAATTAGAAAGCATGAAGGAAAATTCATTGAAATCACAATTAAGCGGAAATACAAACGCCGAAGCATTCCAGAGAACAAATATTATTTTGGAGTTGTTATTCAAATTTGGAAGGATTTAATTTATGAAGAATGGGGCGAATCCTGGAGCAGTGAACAAACGCATGAGTTTCTTAAATCTCATTGTAATTTTAAAGAAATCGTAAACCAAAACACTGGCGAAATCGTTAAGATACCACTTTCAACCGCTGATTTAAAAACTTTTGAATTTGAAGAATACTTAGAAAAATGCAGAAGATTAGCATTTGACTTTTTTAACGTTCAAATTCCGCTACCAAACGAACAAACAACTTTAAATTTTTAAAATTATGTCTAAAAAATTAAACAATATAGCTATGCTATCTCTTATTTCAGGATTATCTACAATAACGGAATCAGAATATGGAAATTATGGTAAACCTAAGCATTACAGAAAAAATAAACCAAATTTTGACCAAATAATTATCGGAGAAACAAAAATTTCAGAAGAAACAAAAATTTCAGAAGAAACAAAAATGATTAAGAAGGGATTAAAAAAATTTGTTTTTGGAGATAATCAAAATAAAATAGTATGGGCATTAAATCAAAAAAACGCTGACAGAAAAGCAAAAAAACTTGGCTATTTATAATTAAAATGTTAGAACACAAAGGAGTGAAATATAATATCACGCAGGAACCCAACCCAAAAGGCAAAGGTTTAATTTATCAATACTCAATTAACCTTAAATAGTCACTTAAAAGACTAAACGCTTCCACTTTTCAAGAAGCACGAAAAATAGTAGAAAAATTAATAGAAAATGCAGATAAATAAAGTACACAATATTGATTTTTTAAATAACACTTTACCAGATAAATGCGCAAATCTAATTTTGGCTGACCCTCCTTATTTTGAGGTAAAAGGTGATTTTGATTTTATATGGAAATCATTTGATGAATATTTAAAAGACGTTGAAAAATGGGCGATTGAATGTAAAAGGTTGCTTGCTGATAATGGAACGCTTTTTTGGTATGGTATGGATAGAAAAATAGCCTATGCACAAATAATATTTGATAAACATTTTGAATTACTTGGAACTCTTGTATGGGAAAAGCCAAGCATAGCAAACGAATGGGATACAAGGCGAACATTCCCTGAACGTGGTCAAGAAAGGATTTTAATGTATAGTAATGATTATGATGTTAATGTACTTGGCGACATATACGATGATCCTAATAATTTTACAGAGATTAAACAATATTTGAGAAGCGAAAAACAAAAATCTGGTTTAAAATCTGATTGGTTTGTTTCTGCTTCTTCTACTTATTGCAGTCATTATTTTGCATTAAAAAGCCAATGGGCTTTCCCAACTGAAAAGGATTACAAAGCATTTCAACAAAGTGGGTATTTTCAAAAGCCTTATGAGGACTTACGGAAAGAGTATGAGGACTTACGGAAAGAGTATGAAGATAAAAGAAGACCATTTAATAATTATTTAGGGCTTACCGATGTATTAAGATTTTCAAGAGTACACAACGCAATGCACCCAACCCAAAAGCCAGAAGATTTAACAAGGGCATTAATTTTAACTTGTAGCCGTAAAAATGATTTAGTAGTAGTGCCTTTTGCTGGGAGTGGTACAGAATGCGCAATGAGTGTAAAAGAAAAAAGGCGATTTGTCGGTTTTGAAATATCCGAAAAACACGCTAATATGTCAAATGAAAGAGTTAAACAAAAATTACAAAATCCAGAACTATTCTAATGAAATTATTTACAACTGGTTTTTTGCAAGTCTTCTTTGTAGCTTGTAATACCTATTTTATATCAAAATCTTTTTACATAGGGGTTTTCATTTGCGGACTTATAATTTCTTTGATTTGGTCTTGGAATGTAAAAAAAATAGTTTTTGGAACTTTTAATGACAGAATTATTTACGCTTTTGGTGCTGCATTTGGAAGCCTTTTTGGTTTAATTATTTCAAAATTAATATTATGATACAACAATATTTCAAACTACCAACAAGAAAAGTAAGCCTAAACGCTTACAAAAAAGAAGAAAAAAGACCGAAATTAGACGAGAAAAATTTAGAAAAAACTTCTTTTCATTTGATTTCTATTTCTATACATCTTAAATCTTTGATTTTTCACATAGAACAATTAGTTAAAATTAAATTATTGTACGATTTTAGCCTAATACGCCACTTTAAAGCGGAAATACATAAACTTATATCATATTTTGAGAAAGTGGTCTTAAAAGAAGAAAGAAAGGGTTATTTTCAAGACAAATTAAGAGCAATAGAAAATATTAACGATTATCTTCTTAATTCAGATGATGAGACAATTTTCAGAACCGAAAAATTCATTGAATCAATTCTAACTAAAAAAAGATGAGAAAAACAGATAAAAGCGCAAAGCTAAACAAACCACCGAAGGCAAAGGTAGAAGGTGGGGGAATTGGCACTCTAAAACCAACAAAAGAAGAAATTGCCGAAAATAGAAAAGTCTTAAAACACGCTCAAAAACTTGCTAAAAACAAAAAGATTATTAGAGTACCACAAGGATATTCTACAGAGTTTGAGAAAATGAAAGCGGAACAGAAAAAAAGAAAAAATAAAAAATTTTCGGATTAAAAAAGTTTTTGTATATTTGTATAACGTTAAGCGGTTTAAACATTACCGCTTAACTTTTAAAATAGCTGTAAAAATAAATTTGCAAATGAAAAAATACAAACAACTTATAAAGCAGAAAGGTTTAAAAATGAATTGGATTGCTAACCAGCTTTGTATTTCATGTTCTGCACTTTCTTTATACCTAAGTGAACAAAGAACAATGCCTATTGAATTAGAGTTAAAACTTAAAGAAATCCTAAGATAATATTATTGTCTATAATTGTAAAAAATATTTTACAGCATGAGTAAAACAAAACCTATAAAACCATTCTTTAAAATAAATTTTGAAGATTTGGAAATCGCAGAAAGCTTCTTTGAAAATGAAAAACATTTTTCTGAATTTTTACTTGCCGTTTCTTATTATTATAGAGGTATAGAATATAAAATAAAACACAAAATTGTTCAAAGATATTTCAATACTTATAAAAAGACTATGGATTTTATAATAGAAAGTAAAAAAACAGGTTCAGAAGGCGGTAGGCAAAGAGTTGAAAATCAGAAGGTTAAAGAGAGAACCCTTGAAGGGGTGCTTGAACACCCCATTGAACCACCCCTTGAACCAAATAATAAAGTATTAAGTATTAATAATAAAGAAGAAAATATAAACAATAAATTAATAAAATATAGGTCTTTCGACCACCTATCTATGTCAGTTGAAGAATTTAATAAATTAATTGAAAATGGATATAGTAAAAATGATATTGATAGTGTTTTAGATGATATTGAAAACTATAAAAAAAATACTGCTTACAAATCACTTTATTTAACAGCTTCAAAATGGTTAAAGAAAAATAATAAAAGCAGTTCAGAAAACAAGTCGGGAATATTAAATTTTGATTAAAATGGAAAAACGAATTAAAGAAATAGCAAACGCAATGAAAGAAATTAATCTATTATCATCTTATGATTTAGATAAAGAAAGGATTTTAGCTTACGCAGCTAAATTAATTGACCTTTATCCAGATTTAAAAGCGGAAAAGATAGATATGATTATGGATGACTTTTTCAGATGTAAAAAAGAATTCACGCCATCAAAAGGAATAAGAAATTTTACTGAAAATATCGAGACTGCTAGACACAAAATGTATTAGTATGGAAAAAATAATCTCACTTTCAACCAGAACAGTTTACGAAATAACAGTAAACAAAAATGGAGAAAATAATATGCCATGTCCCGAATGTTCGCCAAACCGAAGAAAAAAACATCTAAAGTGTTTTTCTTACAATCACGAAAAAGAAGTAGGTTATTGCTCACATTGTGAAACTCGCTTTGTAAAATATGAAAGTTCAGAGCCTAAAGTATATCATAAACCAGAACCTATTAATTTTACCAAACTTTCTGATAATGTGGTTAAGTGGTTTGAAAGTAGAGGTATTTATCAAAAAACTTTAATTTCTGCTAAAATTCAAGAAGTTGAAGAGTTTATGCCACAAATTGAAAAGAAAGCAAATTGCATAGTTTTTCCTTACTACAGAAATGGCGAATTGATAAATATGAAATTTAGAGATGCAAGGAAAAATTTCAAACTTGTATCTGGTGCAGAATTAATTTGGTGGAATTTTGATGCTATTAAAAATTTTGAAGAAATTGTAATTGTTGAAGGGGAAATGGATGCACTTAGCGTAATGCAATCAGGATTTGAAAATGTAATTAGCGTTCCAAATGGAGCTTCTATTGGCAAAATGGATTACTTTGATAGCTCTTTTTTAGAACTTGAAAAAGTTAAAACATTCATTCTTGCAACCGATAACGATTTCAAAGGCATTGAATTAAAAAATGAGTTTATACGAAGGTTAGGATTTGAAAAGTGCAAAATAGCCAATTTAAGACAATATAAAGACTTAAATGAGGTATTAATAGCAGAAGGGCGTGAAAGCGTTCAGAACACACTAAAAAACGCCAAAATTTTAAAAGCTGATGATGTTTATGAGTTGCAGGATTTTTATAATGACATAGATGCGTATTTTGAGAGTGGTTTACCGCAAGGAAAAAAACTCGGAATTATTGAACTTGATGAAAAAATAAGATGGATGACTTCACATTTATCAGTAGTTACTGGTTCGCCTACTTCTGGAAAATCTGAATTTGTAGATTTTATTATTTCAAAATTGAATGTTTTACATGGTTGGAAGTGTGCATATTACTCGCAGGAAAATTCATCTATTCCTATTCACTTTGCAAGAATTTTTAGCAAATTTGTAGGTAAGAAATATAAGAAAGGAGTTATCTCAATTGCAGAAAAAGAAACTGGTGAAAATTATATTAATGATAATGTTTTTTGGGTTCAACCTGATTTCGATATAAACCCCGATGAAATTTTAAAGAAATTTGAGTATCTCGTAAAAGCAAAAGGAGTAAAAGTGTTTGTAGTAGACCCTTTTAATAGAATTGAGCAAGGTGCAAATTATGGAACTCAAATGCAATTCATACAGAAAACTTTAGGTAAATTGATAAGTTTCTGCAGAAAAACCGATAGTTTATTATTTTTAGTTGCTCACCCTACAAAATTAAGAAAGAATGAGAAAAACGGAAAATTTCCGATAGCAACAGCTTATGATATTTCTGGCTCTGCTGACTTTTGGAATATGCCATCTTACGTTATATCAGTTAGAAGAGAACAAGATGATGAAACATTAGAGTTTCTTACTTATGGTCAAGTGGTTATCTCAAAAGCTAAAGTAAATGAAACAATGGGAGATACTGGAATTTGGAATTTTCGATACAATGTAAATAATGGTAGATACATAACCGATGATAAAGAAAAAAGTTGTAACTTCGACAATACTAACTGGATAACTAAAGAAGAGTACAAAGAACCAGAAGAACCAAAACTACAAGCTCTCAACCCTTACGATGCTTTTGGAATGCCTAAAAATGACTTATTTTGCAAAGATGGAACAGAACAAGATGATAATTTCCCATTTTAATACCATTTTAATTCTTAAATTTGTATTATGAAAAATTGTAGAAAGTGTAGCATAAGTAAAAATATAGATGATTTTTATAAACATCCAAAAATGCCAGATGGACATTTAAATATTTGTAAAGAATGTAAAAAAATATATTCTAATAAAAGGCTGGATATATTAAAACAAGATCCTATTTGGGTTGAAAAAGAAAAAGAAAGACAAAGATTAAAGCAGATAAGATTAAATTATGCTATAAAATACAAGCAAGACAAAGAAACAAAAAGTTTATGTTATTTGAAGTGGTGTCAGAAATATCCAGAAAAAGCAAAGGCTCACTCTATGTGTCAAAATTTAAAAAGAACAAGTGGATTTAATTTGCATCATTGGAGTTATAATGAAGAACATTATAAAGATGTTATAAAATTAACTATTGAAGATCATTATAAAATACATAGATATATTATTTATGACCAAGAAAGAAAAATGTATAGAAATTTAAAAGGAATATTATTAGATACAAAACAATCTCATATTGACCTATTAAATGAATTAATATAATGCCATTTTAAAAAAAAATAAATTATGAAAAACACAGCATCAACATTCATTCAGTATCTTGAGAACAAGAAAACACCAGGACATCAAAAAGTAGTTGGCTTCACAATAGAATCTGGAGTCACTAAAATTCAATTCAAAACGTTTCCTTCTATTAGTGAGTGGTTAGCCATTTGTGAAGTATGGAGTGATGTTTTTGAACAGAAAGTAATTAATCTGCATATTGAAAAGGTATAAAAATATAAAAGAAAATGAGCACAAATACATAAAAAGCGCCGTAAATGGCAAATTAGAAGGCTCTAATGGCTATAATGAGGCTTATGTTAAAGCAATTGAAAAAGCAGAAAGTTTAGAAACGCATAAAGAACTCAAAAAAATTAATAACTTAGCATTTTCTTTAATGTATTATATTGAAAATCTAAATGAGTTAAAAAATATAAGAACAAAAGAAAATTTTAAATTACGTAATGAAATATCAAAACTTAAAAATGGAAACTAAACAAAAATTAAAATTATGAGTTGGGATCATAGAATATTAGCACACGAAAATAATGGAGAAGTATATTTTCAGTTGCACGAAGTTTTTTATAAAAATGAATTGCCTGTTGGTTATACAGCTAATCCAATAACAGTTGGAAGTGAAACTATAAAAGGCATAAAATGGACTTTAAACAAGATGCAAGATGCAATTAAAAAACCTGTTTTATGGGCTGGAGAAAAGTTTCCAAATGAATGCAAAGTGAAATATACTTGTGAGTTATGTGGTCGAAATACTTTTGATACACCAAGTCCGCATAAATGTAAAGGAGGTTTTCGTAAACGAGGATTATCTTGGTCGTTGAATTGCCATTAACGTTTTGCGGCTTGGCGAAGGCTGCCTAACGGATGCTCAAATTTCGCACAAAACTTTCTGGCAGCTTTTGCCAAACCGCTGTTATGTGCTGGGCGGTTTATCAGCACTAAATTTAATTTGAAAACGAAATGAAAAACTTAAAGTTACAGGTTGGTGGAAGATACAAAACTAAAGGCGGTTGGAATGCTTTTATTTACTCAAAAATTAATGGAAATCCACAGGGTTGGTGTAAAGATGAATTTGGCAACGAAGAACCTTATATGGGGACTTGGGATGAAAACACGGGCAAGTGTTTAAAAAGAGGTGATTCAACAAATATTATGAATACTGAACCTTATGATATAATTAGTTTTGAACACGTATCACAGCCTTGCACATAACGGAAAAAGGCTTGGTATTGCGTGGCTTATGCGCAATGTGTTTTTAGCCACGTAAGACCAAGCCAATGTTATACGAAGTTTTTATTTTTTAGCGGTGGCAGAAACATAAATTGAAAATTTATTAAAATTAAATATTATGACTTTAGAACAGTACAAAAAACTACAAGAAGCAGGTGCGCATGAAGCACTATGGTTAGAACTTTTAAATGCATCAGGTTTTGCTGGTGTGTTACCAAACGGAAAAATAGTTGATAGGAGATATTTCCCTGAAGCAACTCCAGTAGAAAAAAATTCAATTTTCGGAACATCAAAACCAAAAACAAATGAAGAACTCAGAAATACTAAATGATGGTATTGAAAAACTGAAAGAGTGTCCGAAATGTAGCTCCTATTACACAGACGGAATGCCATTTTCACTTGTTGGAGAGCCGTTTAAGAATGGAATTAGAGCGTGTTATACGAAATTTGAATGTAGTAGATGTAATACAGAGTTTATATCCTTTACGAATTATGACCAAGTTCGTGAAGCAGAATTAACACAAGTAAGCGAAGGGAAAAATAAAAATTTTGTATAACACAAATATATACGAAATAAAAGTAATACAAAATCATTATGAAGCCTTTATACACCGAAGTTTTCACGCTTAAAATTTCTTCTACTCAAAAAAGAACTTTAGATAAATTGAAATCCCGAAATATAAAGGTTTCAGATTTTGTAAGAAAAGCAATTGCAGAGAAAATAAAAAGAGATTACGCAGAATTGCAAGACAAACCTAAAAAAGAATATTGTCCTTTTTAACATTAAAACTTCCCACTTGTAGTAAGTGGAATAAAAAAATGAAAACACAAAAATTATATTTTGAAAACGAAGATGATAATATTTGCTATCCTTTACAATATCATTTAGAAAGAGCAAAAGAATTAGGATTGAAAGAAATAGAACTTTTTGAAGCAATTCCTTCTACAGAAAAAGATTACATCTGGTGTTCAGAATTAGACACCGTTGGAGATAAATCTGGATGTAATAAGGATTGTCCTTATTATAAAGTTTCAGGAAAATCTAAAATTTGTGATTTTAGAGGTAAATTAATGAATTTTGGAAAACAATTAAAATTTAAAGTTAATTAAATGAAAACACTCGAACTAAAACTAAAAAAAGATGTGCTTATTGTTGAAATTCCAAGATTAGCAGATTACGAGTTCATTAACAAAGAATGTAAATATCTAAAAGTTGGAAATGAAGAAATTAAACTTAACGCTTCAACTTTAGACAAATTTGAGTTTATATGCAAAGGTTCAGAACTTACAGAAGAAATTGCAAGTGAGTTAGTAGAATTAACAATTATGTATTTAACTTATGGAGATAATAAACATAAATATAGAAGTTATGTTAATTATAATTTAGGATTTAATAATGCAAAAGAATCATTTATTTCAGCAGTAGAAAGTAAAGGCTTTTTTTGGTTGGAAAATCCTATTGAAAAACCAATAAATAGAGATAAATATTATAAAAGCGAAAAAGTAGATTCTTTTGAAATCTTACTCCAACAATGGCAAGAAGCCGAAGAAAAAACATTTAAAAACCCTTTAATATTTGTGAAGAAATGAAGTACAATAACCATTCTATAGATTTAGATAAATTGGCAAATAGCTTTTTAGAACAAGCTATAAATGCAGATTTTGGGGAAAACAAACCAAATTATACCAATAGAGATTTTTTCAACGTCTTAATCATTTTTCAGAATGCTTTAATGGATAAGATGTTTGATAATCAAAATTATATTGAGATGAGTTTGCAAGACCGAGAGCAAATGGCAATCAATTGCGGATATGAGTTAAGAGATTTTATCTTAAAATATACAGGTTTAAATCCATCTAAAATTGATGATTTTTTAAAATAAAAACCAATGACCACACTTCAAGCATTAAAGATTTTGAAAGCTGAATTTGAGGATTTAAAAACGCCTCAAAAAGATGGTTCTTTGAAGTCTTTAATGCAGTTAGAAGATGTATTAATCCAAATAGTAAAAGAATTGAAGCCAGAAGTTAGACGATTTGTAAACGCCCAAAAAAGAAAAGATACAAGAACAGTTGAACAAATGTATATTGAAAATTTAAGAAAAGAAAACCGCAAAAATAAATCCATTCCCAAAACTAAAATATCGTAGACAAAAAAACCGCCAAACTCGTGGCGGTAGAAAAAACATCTCATTTTTTTTAAGATTAAACTAATTGAAAATGTGGCGGATCATAAGGATTGCGCCAATCTCCGCCACAAACTATTTTTATACCCATAGATTTAGCAACTTTTTTAATATGTTCTGCTATTACTTTTAGTTTTTTAATTGTTTCTGGATGGTTTACTTGTACTTTACCATCAAAGAAAGGATATAAATCAACTGCATAACCATAACCATCCGCTTTAACCTGATGATTTGATTTATTTTTTATACCGTCGGCATTTGTAACCCTATCCATTTTACCAGTATTAGGGTTTTTCTTAGTTCGCCCCCAAGAATAAAATTCCGCTTGCTCTATTGCCGTTCTTACGCCTTGAACAATAGTAAAATCAATAGGGCAGTCTTTTATTGCTGTGTTCATTAGAAGTACTAATTTAGGGTGTACTCCTTTTAAATTATTTTTACTTCTTTCGCTAAATGTTTTCATAACTTTTTTTATTTAAAACTTTCCAAAAACTTTCTTTACTTTTTCTACCAACTTTAGATAAGGATTAAATCGAAAAATCCACGATTTAAACCAACGCCAAATATTAGGAAGTGCTATCCAACCTAGAATTAATCCCACGAAAAACATTTGCCAAGTGAACGTTTCTTTAGCTTTTAACTGCATTGCGTAGTCTTTTGTTTTGATTTTTTCCTGCTCAAATGCTTTGTAAAAATGGTTCGATGAATCTTCCCAATATTGTGAGGTTTCTTTTTCTTTGGAAAGTTTCTCACGCATTTCTGCGATGGCATATTTCGTCGCCTCGGAAAGTTGTGAGAAACTTTTTTGTATTTCAGATTTCAAGTTTCCATTTTCGTAATATTCTCGGATAACTTGAATGTCTTTAGTTTGTTCTTTTTGAGTTTCAGAATTTTGGGTAAAATTTGACTTGTCAAAAATTGACAACTCCTTATCTTGAATGATTTCAAAGGTTTTTTCCTGTATTTTTGCGGTAGCTTCTGATTTAGTTTCGGTCTGCGTTTCAGATTTTTGGACTTGCTTTTCACGAGTTTTGCAGCTCGAAAAAAATAGGATTGCAATGCTGAGAATCCCTAAAATGTTAATTAGATTTTTCATTAAAATTTTTAACTTTTGTAAATATTGATTTTGCTTTATCAAATAGTTTCATAAACTTTTTCTCTATGTCAAATCCTGCTTTTGGTAAATTTTCAAAGAAAATAGAATAAAACTCTATACCACAACTAATTGCTATTGCAAATAGAGTTATTGTTATTTTTAAATCAGAATAATCACTTGTAAAAGATTTAATCTGAAATATACACTCAATTGCATAAGTCAATAAAATAAATAAGAAATATGTAATAGTTTTTGTTAAAGATTGCTTCCATATTCTTGAAGAAAAACCTTTTTCAGAGTCTTTAAAGAATCCTTTGCCATTTTCTTTTTTATAATTTATCCACGCTGCATATACTCCTGTTCCCCAATCTGCTGCAAGTAGACCAAATAGAAGTAATATTGATAATTGCATATTGCTTAATTCGATAATTCCTATTGTTGGTATAATTACAGAAGGTTTTTTTATTGATGTTAAAATACCTGTAATATAATGTTCGTATGATTTTATATTTATCATATTTTTAATATTTATTTTAAAATTTGTGCTAATCCTATTGCCAATACACCACCTAATCCAGTAAGCAATATATCTGAAATTGAGTACTTAGCTCCGAAATCTTTCTTTTGGCAAAATTCCCAATAGTTAGCAAATGCAATAACTGCTAAAATTGAAATGTACCATGACACAATTAAGTTTAATATTAAGCCAAGTATAAGACCTCCTACAATATGTAGTAGATTTCTATGCTTCCAATTCTTTGTAAATTCAATTATTTTCTTCATTATATTGGGGGCAAGGAAACCCATTCGCCTTTAGGCAAGGGGAGGAATTGCCCAAGATTCCTTCTTTTGTTAATAATTATTCTTATGTATTTTCTCATATCAGAAAATATTTGTATATTTGAAGTATGAAATTGACGTTGAAAATCAAACTTCTCCCAACTGCTGAACAGGCTGAACTGCTTCTCGAAACCATTCGGGAAACAAACGCTGTATGCAACGCTATTTCGGATGTCGCTTGGACTAAACGTATCTTTAACAATTTCAAACTCCATCACGAAACCTACCACGTCTATAAGTCTACATTTAAACTTTCTTCTCAAATGCTGGTTCGCTCTGTTGCAAAAGTTGCAGATGCTTACAAACCTGATAAGAAAACTAAACGTATTTTTATACCACTTGGAAGCATTGCTTATGATGCTCGTATTATGACTTATAAGCCTGATAATATCGTTTCCTTGTGGTGTATTGGTGGTAGACAAAAAATCAATTTTGTTTGTCATAATCCTGCTTATTTGCCATACATTAAAGGCGAAGCGGATTTGGTTTACAAAAAAGGTAAGTTTTATCTGTTTCAAACCGTTGATATTCCTGAACAGGATATTGACGATATTGAAAATTTTATCGGTGTTGACTTCGGTCTTACTGATATTATAGTTACTTCTGATGGTGTTAAGCATTCTGCCGACTGGATTAATTACTATCGGGAACATAGGCAAAAGGTTCGTAGTTCTATTCAAAGCAAAGGCACACGCAACTCTCGTAAGTTGTTGAAACGGCTTTCTGGCAAGGAAAGAACAACGGCTACTATAATCAATCACACTATTGCAAAAAACATTGTAAACTCTGCTAAAGAACAGGGTAAAGGTATTTCCATTGAGGATTTGACTAATATCCGTTTTACGTCCAAAAGGCGAAACAAAAAGTTTAGAACAAAACTTGGTCGTTGGTCTTTTGGTCAGTTGCGTTCTTTTCTTACCTACAAGGCTGCTTTGAATGGTGTTAAATTGGTTGTCGTAGAACCTCGATACACTTCTCAAACTTGCTCTTCTTGTTTCCATATTGGAGAAAGGAAAAACAAGGTTTTTAAGTGTACCAACAACAAATGCGAAGTTGATGCTATTGATGCAGATTTTAATGCTGCTCAAAACATTTCTTTGTTGGGGATTTCCGTAAACAATCCCGAAAGATGCAGTATGTATAGTTGTTCTATGCATTATTGATGTCTAAAGCCCCGATGCCTTTAGGCTCGTGGGTAGTTTACTTGTAACTGTTTTATCATTAAGAACCGCATTCTCATTATTAAATTTCCAAATTAAATACTCTTGCGGTGGCGTATCATACCACTTCCAACCGTCTACTTCTTCACGATTACCGTCTTTTTCCAAAATGTAATCTTTTGCATATACGAAGTGGGATGCAAAAAGCCAACTTCCATTTTCCTCTTTTTTATAAAATCCTTCCATATTATCCTATAATTATATAATTTTTATTAGTTGCTATTAATCTGTCTGCTGATGTTAAAGCACTTGAACCCCAATTCCCTGTAATGTCAATTGTTGCAGATGTGGTTGCTGTTCTATTGACAAGGTTTGTGAAAATTTCTACAAGTGCATCTTTTGAAAGTTGGCAGTTTTGAAGTGCTACTGTTCTGTTGAAACTCATTAAAATTCTATTTATAGATGTACTTCCGTTTGCAAAAGATGTAAAATCTGTTGTTACTGCTGTTGTTATAAATGCTGGTATGAAATTTAGAGATTGGCAACTATTAAACATAACTGCCATACTAGTCACATTAATCGTATTGAATAAAGGCACAGATTGAAGTGAATAGCACTGGTAAAACATATATCCCATATTCACAACGTTAATAGTATTGAATAAAGGCACAGATTGTATGGAATAGCAACTAGCAAACAGATTAAACATACTAGTCACATTTACCGTATTGAATAGAGGAACGGATTGTAGTGAATAGCAATTTGTAAACATATTTTGCAAATTCGTGACATTAATTGTATTGAATAGAGGAACGGATTGTAGTGAATAGCAATTTGTAAACATAGTTAACATACTCGTAGCATTTCCAATTGTCTTAACATCTACTTTTTCGCAATAACTATGTCTTATAGTTGTCCCACCAAAAATGATACTTTGACCTACACTCGCATTTGGCATAGATAAAATACACTCTAAAAAGCCACTAGAATACGCTTGATTTTGAATAGGCGTGGTTACAAATCTTTGCTGAAAATTACACGTTAATAAATTACCGCTAACCGCTGTAACCTTAATCATCACTTGCTTATACCCTCTACTTGAAAGTGTGCTATTACTTATACTTGCATAGTTGTACTGATACTGTGCTATTGCACCCGAATTGTGAAGTGTGATATTTCCATCGCCCCAATCCACTCTATACTGTCCTGCTGATGTGGTGAACAAAAAAGCACAATAATTATCACTATTCTCAATCACAGCGTGAAGCCCAACAAATATTTGGTCTGTTTCTGTAATATTTGTTGGCATAGGTAGCCAGTCAGATGGTCTTTGCCATTCACTTGAATTGCTACTTGCAACTGCTTTTATGTATAAATCTCTATTCATAAATTACAATTAAATTATAAACACTTGCTGTTGTTGTTTCAACCGTTATTTTTGCTCCTTGCGCAATTAAATTTCCTAGCGTATAAGCCACATCATTAACTTTTAATGCAATTGTACCACTTCCGTTAATTAAAGCAGTAGAATTAATCCTTAAAGCATTTGGCGCGTAGAAACTTGTTGTAAGTAAATTAATTAACTCAACTGTTATAGTCGCCTTTTTATTTTCGTTAATTATCGCTTGCGTTGTTGGAAAAGTAGTATTGTTTGGAGTGTTTAAATCTGTAACTTTGTTAGACGAATTTTCTTTTAAATTTAACGCATTCTGAGTCGCATTAGAGATTGGTTTATTTAAATCTGACGTATTATCTACATTTCCTAGACCTATGTCATTTTTTGTTAAATCTATGTTACCACTACCTTCTAAAGATTGACCTTCTATAGTTTTCAAAGGTCTTTTTGTTTGAATAGATGATGTAGTTTCATCGCCTGTATTTGTACCTGAAGTATTAGTTAATTTCGTAATTTCACCACTTGTAATTAATCTTAGACCTGTTAATGATAGATTATTAATATGTGTTACAGCACCATCATATAATGATTTTAAACTTGTTGTAAATGGCTCAGTTATTAAATCTAAGATACTTTTATTACTATGTGTATGTGAATTATTTACAGCATTTGTTGTATCTAAATTAGGTACATTACCTAATCCTATGTCATTTTTTGTTGTACCATGCGGATTTCCTGTTGCTTGTGAGTGGTCGTAAGCAATTTTACCTCTGTCTCCTCTGTAGGCAGTAGATGATGTTTCACCTAAAGCTAAACTTGATGTCATTATAACATAACTCGAACCTCCCCATCTGTAAGTGATATTTGTATCAATTGCTATATAGATTTTACCACTTTCACCAGTTGCAGGGAAACTAGCTAAATTTGCAAACTCTAAAACATCATCCACATACGATGGTAATTGTGAAGATGGCACTTTACCACCTACTAAGTCAGCTTTTGTGTTTAAATCAAAAACTCCACCATTTGCTGTTAATGCTTGGTTTGGTGTGCCACCTGTTTTAATAAAACCTTCACTAGATACAAATGGCTTTTCTGAATAAGTTCTAGATTCAGTTGCATGAAAAGAGTTATATATTCCATCACCGTTTGCTATATTTACGACAAATCCTATTTCTGGATTTGCTTCAATAAACATATAGCCAAAATTATCATTACTACTGTCTTCAGAATAAAATATTAAATTGTTATAACTACCATTATTGTATGTCCTAAAATAATTATTTACATCTTTTGTAAAATAAAAACCTTTTGAAGTTTTGTAAAAATAATCTCCTATGTTTACGTCTTTGTTTGCACCAGTATAAGGTACTAAGTTTGAAGTGTCACCGCCTCCACCTCCACCTCCCGGAAGTGGGTAATAGCCTTTCTCTAACGTGACGTCGTAAGATGTCACATTTTGTTGCAAATCTACGTCGTAAACATTCTTTGTAACCTCTATGTTTATAGTACTCATACTTTTTGTTTTGAAATTAAAATATCTCCGTAAAACAAAGTTTCTTCCACCAATCCATCTATTTTTTTGACAAAATAAAGATGTTTACCACTCGGAATTGATACGGTATTTCCGAAGTTCCAAACTAACTTATTTGCCAAAATTGTCAATCCGTTTGACATATCAAATCTACTAACTTCAACTTGATTTTCATTTAAAACTGAAATTTCAAAATTAGAATTAGTAATATTAATTTCATTTCCTTCGTCATCCTTAATTGTCATTACAATAGGATTAATAGTATCGCCATGAATTGCACAAATTGGCAATTTCACTTTTTTTAAATTACAAATATCGCAACTCATTATGGTAAGTACCAAGGCATTACGCTTGGCTTTGTTGGGTTAATAATATTCTCTGAATCACACTCATACTCTGGCAAATTTTTTTGCTTCAACCATCTGTGCATCCTATCTGCATACGCATTCGCTTTTATACTCATTTCATCTTTCAAAACTTGTAATTGAGCGTCTGAAATTGGCTGTGCATTTTGGCTTGTAGGCTGGAAAATTCCGTTATTTGAAACTGAAAACGCTCCGATTTTCAAATACTCCAACGCACTTTGTCTAATCAAAAACGGTTTTATATACTCGGTGTACAAAATAAGATACTCATCTTCTAAATTATCAGCATCATAATCAGCACAAATTTTTTCGTAAAGTTTTTCGCCTAACAATACTTCTAAACGCTCGGATTGAGCGTCTAAAATGCACTGTCTTAATTTATCTTTATCAATATTCCCACTTAAAAGGGTGTTCTTTGATAGTTCGTTGTCTGTTAATAGAATTACCATAAATGCTTATATGCTTTTTTGTTTTTTATTCGCCAAATAATACCATGTGTTACATTATATATTTTAGCTAACTTTCTATTGCTTAACTGACTATTGAAAATTTCCTTTGCTTGTTTATCTGTTAATTTAGTTTTTATTAATCTATTCTTAACAGCGTGTGTTACATTTTCAGATTGGTTACACCATTCTAAATTCTCAACTCTATTATCAGTTTTAATTCCGTTTTTATGATTTACTTGTGGCTTGTTTTCTTCGTTTGGTAAAAAAGCTAAAGCAACTAATCTATGAATCGTGAAATCATATCTTTTGCCTTCACTTTTTAAATTACACCTAAAATATCCTTTATCATTTAATCTAATATTTTTAACATTGGATTTATATTTCCTTTCGCCTCCTCTCCAATGTTTAACAAGTCTTTCTTTACTTCTTAAATTACCTAAATTACTAACTTCGTATTGTTCTTCAAAACCTACAACGTTTTTCCAAATTTCCATAAATGTATATTTTTAAAATTAATAAACAAATATACAAAATTATGATTACAATACAAAACCAACCTTATAATTTATTTTGGCAACGCTCCCCTATTTGGTTGGTAAATTGTCGGCGTAGCGACTTCTCTTTCATTTGTCACCCATCTCGCTTTGTCTCTCAATTCTGGTTCTAATTCTAATATCATTTTTCTTGCTTGGTTTACCGATAATTTACCATTGTTTTTTCTTAAATAAATTACTCTCTCCCAATAATGGTAACAGTTTTTCCCGCCATGATATAACCAAATACTGTATTTATCTGCACCTTTTGCACCAAGTCCAGGATTTACAACCTTATCACCAGCCAAATCAATATCTTCTTTGCGATAAACCTTATTAGCCTTCATTAATTTCTGACAAAATTCCCTTTGTGCTTTTTCATTACCTGCGTACTTGTAACGAACTTTAAACAAACTTGTATCTTGTTCTGATTTATCTTTCCAAAATGAAGCGAAATCACGAGCCATTTCCAGGTCTCCTAACATGATACTTGCGGACAAATTCAATTTAGCATCTATATTTTCGGGAACCCCATCTAAGTCATTTTCCAAAACCACTTCCCACTCTTCATTATCTATTTCTTCACCTAAATCGATTAAAGCGTCTGCTATTCCGTCAGTTTCGTGTTTATGGTCATGTTTCGCCATTTGCATTTGTGCGCTTTTCGCTTCATCGCTCATAGATTGTCTTAATGGAATAAATGCTAAATTCTGCATTTCGGTAATGCGTTCTAAATCATCGCAAATAAGCTCTTGTTTTGGTTTAATGACGTTAATCATTGTCTCATTAAACGCTGTCTCAATTTCTTCTGCATTTGAACTAAAACCAGTACCTTTTGCAATCCCTAAAATAGCTCCCGAAATTACTTTATGAGATACGCAAATTTGGTCTCTCGCAAATTCGCAAAGCCAATTATATTGAGAATGCGCATCGCTTACCTCTATTCTTTCTACTGTGGTGTTGTATTCCTTGCTTGAATTGAAACTAACAATAACTTCCCCCGCATTAGTGCTTCCAGTCAATTTACGTTTAATATCAGCGACGATTTTACCTTTCATTTCATCATCTGGCTCTTGCATATTCATATTGATGACATGACCAGCTGAAAAACCATTTTTAACGTGATTTACAAAATAATTAGAAAGCTCATTTTCTAATTGAATGTAAGGTAGTGCCGCCAAATATTGCGGATTAGCAAAATAGAATTGCCCGAATGCATAATCCCTTATAACGTGGATTTCGTTGTTTGTTTTTTTGCCAAATCCGAAGGCTTCAAATTCGATAGGATGGTATTTTCGAGGCTGACTCCAATCCTCACAATACCACCAAGAACGTATTTCTCCGTCAATTTGTTTAGAAGGAACTACTTTATTTTTTGGAACATGGTAAATTTTAACTGCCTTTTTGTTTTTGTACTGAATTTCTACCGAAGCCTCACCAAACAAATTTAAATCTGCACAAACTTTTCTAAGGTCTGATTTTGAGATAATATTTTGTTGTTGGTTTAAGCCTAATCCGTACGTCATAAGACTATATGAGCTTATAATAGCGGCGTTTGTTGGTGAGTTATTATATCCGTCTATTATCTCCTGATAAAAGCTATTTTTAATACCATTTAGTACCCATTTATCATAAGAGCTTTCTTTTATGGTTGGTCTTACGTATTCGGCTAATTTAAAAATCTCAATATTACTCATTGCATTTTATTTTTCCACGATAAATAATATCGTCATTGTTGTATAATTCAAGAAAATACTCATTCCCAACTTTCGCCACGAACTCAAATGAGAAAAACAAATAACCATTTTTCTGAAATTGCGTGTAGAAATCTAAAATTGTAGTCTTATCAGTCAATTCATGCGTTATTTTTGCAGTAGTAATTTCTGCATATTTTCGAGGAATGATTTTAATTTGATGAATTGTATCTGAATTAGAGATTATTTTCATAACTAATAAACGAAAATTAATGTAAATTTTACCTTAAAAATGAAAAAACCACCCAAAAAAGGTGGTTAAATAGTAGAAAAATTATAAAAATTTAGAATAATTGTTTAAACATATAAAAATAGAGATAACAAAATCCCCATGAAATCATGAGATATAATAATTGTTTAGCTAATTTCTCAAAATAACCTTTCAAATCTTCATCTTTATAATTTCTATTATTCCTATAAAAAAGAAATTTAATAGCAAGTATAAATCCCAAAATCTGAACAAATGAAAACTTGTAAATGAAATCTAATCCGTACAATTCACTCACATCAAGAATTAATAATGATTGCAAAATTGGAATCCAATAAGCAATGAAAATCAATAAAACATAAAGAAAAAATTTTTTAGTTGAACTCATAATGTTTTTTTTAAATTATTAACAAAAATACAAAAAATTTTTATCAAAAAAAGTAATTAAATTTATTTATTAATACAATTTATTTTATAGTAATACGTCTCCGATATTTTCACGTAATCAGTAGAAGTACATTGATAAGATTTTTCAACAACCCCAGTACTTACAAATCTACTTAAAAATAAAACTTGATTGTTTTGATTTACGATAGTATAATATTGTTTTTCGTAATATACTTTTTTGCAATCACAATTGTTTTCTGATTCTCTATTTTCACATGATAATAAAAATAAAGGAATTAATAAAATTAGTTTTTTCATAATGTTTAATTTTCTGTAAAGGTAATAATTATTTTTATATAAACAAAAAACCCCCGAAAATAATCGAGGGAGTGGGAAAAATCTAAAATTATAAATTATGAAACATAGGTATCTTCTACCGCTGCATATAATGCCGTTTTAGCTGCCGAAGCTAAGAATGGTGCGTAGTCTTTTTCTTCGGCTGTCAATTCAATGGTATAACCGCTTAAATCGCCTTTTGCCGCTCCAGTTACTGCTGTCCCTGCGCTTCCGTAAGCTCCGTTGGTTAATCCCATTAATTTGATGTTGCCATTATAGTCTTCTTCAAATACTAAAGTTCTTGATTTTGCTAATAACGATAACTGAACTTGCAAATCTTTGTTTAATCCTTGAAAAGTTGCAGAAGCTACTTGCGTAACAAATGCCGTCATATTTTCCATTGATGGGTTCAAAGTTTCAGTAAGTGAATTAGCATTACCAGTTACCTCGTATTTAAAGACTTGGTCTAAAGTTCCGAGAGATGAAACCTCTCCTGCTGCAACTGTAATGCCATAGTTTCCCCACAATGCAAAGTAATAATTCTTTACACCTCCGATGCTATCCATGCAAGCTGTTGCTTTTTTTCCTTTTGTAATAAAATCACAAGCCATATATTATTTTTTTTAAAATTATTAACCGCCCAAGTTAATGAGCGGTTTTATTATTATTAATTTATGCAGGTCTGTAATACACAATTTCAGCTCCGAAAATGTATTGTGTTCCGTAAGAGTATACCATTTTACCTCTTACTTTACCAGTTAGCAATCCGATTTCATCTTCATCTACTACGCTTACTTCATTGTGGTCTGATACTAAAGCAGTTCCAAATGCTAAATTAGCAGGGTCTGCAAATACCATAGTTTTAGCAGGTAATCCTAAATCCACTACTAATCTGTAATTTCCAAAAACCAAATCGGTATTAGCATTTCCGCCAAGACCATTAGCAATTCCTTGACCGATTAATGAGAAATTATACGCTTGAGCGATGTCTCTTGATACTGAAAGTACGCCATTTTCAACTTCTACAGGAAAAGCAGAAACCACTTTTTCAATTTCACCAGCAACGTTAGATTTTGTAATAGTAGCAGCCGCATCAATTTTTTCAACAGTTGCATCAGCTTCAAATCTTGCTAAGAAACCATCCCATCCATCTACTGCATCGGTTGCTTGCCAGATTTTAGTTTGCAATCTTTTTGCTTGGTCTTTTATCTTTTCAGCTACTAATTTGTCAACAAATTCAGCAGCTAAAGTTTTATTATGAGCAGAAATTCCAGTGTATTTAGAGCCGTATTTTACACGAAGTTCTTCTTTACATAAATCCCAATCTACTTTCTTTTTCTCGGTCTCTAATTTAACCTCTGAAAGAGTGATTGAGCCAAGCGGATTGAATCCACAAGAATACGCTTGTTCAGTATCCTCGTTTGCTAATTTTCTAAGGTACAAAGGTGCGTTCACATCTTCATAGATTGTAACCGCTCCATTGTCAATTGCTGACATTTTCTTGAATGCCTCCACGAAAAGCTCACCTGCGAACTCTCCGACATAGTTTGTTGTAATGTTTAATGTTGTAGCCATATTTATTTTTCTTTTATTAGATCTAAAATTGATTTGCGCTCATTTTCGGCGTCTTGTTTTTTAGTAAGTTTAATTTCTTCAACTTCCTTTTCTTCTTCTTTTACAGCCTCTGAAAGTTTCGTAAATCCTTCTGCAATTTGCGTTGCCATTGAAACTTTAAAACTTTCAAATGCAGTCGCTAATTCGTTTACTTTTGTTTCTAAAGCTGTGTATTTATCATCCGCCATCTCAACGTCTTCCGCTGGTTGTTCGGGTGCGTTCTGCTCTTTAATCTCTACACATTTAGAATCTGCGACAACTACTGTCATGTCATTTTCTAAATTGTATTCGCCATCGGGAACGGGTTGTTTTTCCCCGTTTTCGTCGGTAATCCATACATCTGCACCTAACGCCAGCATTGCACCTTCAAACTCAATTTTCATTGTTCCGTCAGTAGTTGCAATTGCACCAAGTTCAATAGTAGGAGTTTCTTCTTTTGGTTTGGCAAGTCCGAACTCTACCAACACCTCTCTAAATTGTTCTTTAAAACTCATATTTTTTGCTAAATTTATTTTTTCTAAATCAAAATTTCCCTCAATAGAAAATCCTTTCACCTCTCCATTCTTAACTCTTTGCCACGTTTCATCATTTTCTACTTTCATTACAGCGAACCAAGTCCCGTTCGGCAAATCAAAACCGTATTTCAAAGATTTATCGTGTGTATCGTCTTCTTTTATCCAACTTTCAACAAATGTCACATCGTTTAAAGTCAATTTATTATCATGTTCTATGTTAGAGTTACGCTGATAACCTTGCTTGTAGAAGTTTTGTTGAGCTTTTAGAATGGTTTCTTCGGGAAATACAATGTTAAATTCATTACCATTGTCATCTTTTCTGTAAATTGGTTGGTTTGGAATTAAAACTGGCGATATTAAAAGCCTTTTTTCTTCTGAAACTTCTGCTAATTTTATGTAATTTTCTTTTGAAAGAGCGATAAAATCAATCTCAATAGCGGGATTTTCCACTAAAGAAATCGCAAAAACGCCTTCTTTTTCTTCTGAAAATATAACTTTGAAAGTATCCATACAACCTATAAACGATTTTTATCTAAAATTTTACCTTTTATTTAAAAAATAATTGTATTTTTGAATTAAATAATATACTAACGTTTTTTAGTTTTTCATAGTTTTTAATTTTAGCCTCCACTTAGGGGGGCTTTTTCTTTTATCCTAAAGTTGCATTTTTCACAATGTTTCTGTCGAGACTTTGTTGTGTGCTGACTTCTTTTCCTACTACATACGCTTTTATAGGTTGTTGGTTTGCTAAAGTTGAAGCTATCTGATTAACTCCTGCATCACCTGCTACATTAAATTGAGGGCGTGGAACTGAACCATTTCCCCCAACACCAGAAACAGAAGCTGACTGTGAGCCTTTTGATTTTTCAGTTTTTACGGATAAAATCTTTTTAACATTTAACAAACCACCAGCAATAGCAATTCCTGCCGCTATACTTGCTCTAACTGGAGCGTCTGGCGTAGGAATTGATAATTGACTTTCATATGCTTTTTGCGCTGACGTATATGTAGATATAATTGTACTTGCCACCGCTGCCGCTTTTCCTACTGCTGTATTTTCACCAACTGCATCAGAAATTAATGAAAGGGCATCAGCATAAAGATAAAGCATTTCTTCTTTAGCTTGCGCCTCTAATCTTGCTAATTCTATTTTTTTATCACTCCATTCTTTTTCTCGTTCGTAGGCTTGGGAATTTATTTGGTCTTCTAAATTTAATTGGTCTAATTTAGCTTGTGTTTGCGCTGCTTGTGCCGCTTTTAAACTTTCTAATTCAGACTTATATGTATTACCTGTCGCTGGATTAATAGCGTCTAAAGGGTCTTTTTTTTCTGTTGTAGATTTCTCTGCTGATTTATTTTGCGATTTTCCTGCGCTTGACTTTGTAGAATTCGCCCCACCTGCTCCCGCTCTTTGACTTAAAATTAAACCTGCTCTGTCATTTTCTAATTTTATTAAAACATCATTTGCCGCTTGTACTGCTTTTTCGCCCTCTGATTTAATTTCTTCGGGGTCAAATAATAATTTAGTTAATGCGCTTACACCCGCTTGACCTTGTTTGTAAAGTTCTGCATTAATTGAGAAATCAAAACCTTTCCCTCCTAAAGCTTTTGCAACTGCTGACGCTCCTTGTAACAGCATGTCTAAAGGGTCTGTTAAAATTCTAATCGCTTGTAACCCTCCGACTAAAATAGCGTTAAGAATTCTTTTGGTTAGATTTGCATTTCTTACAGTTCCCTCGTATGCTTGTTTATTTGTTTCAGTTACAGCCGTTAAATTCGCCTTTGCATCTTTAATAGCAATTTCATATTTCTTTAACTTTAAAGCAATGATTTCTTTTTCAGACTTCCCTTGCAATTTTAGAATATTATCTTGCTCTCCTAAACTATCTAAATTCTTTTTTGATATTTCTAAATTTGCAGCTGTTTTTTCATTTAGCCTTTGTTGTTCTTCTGATACGCCACTTACCGCTTCTTTAATATCGTCCCAGTAGTAGTAAACCGCACCTAAAGCAATAACGAGCGCACCAATACCAGTTGCTCCAATCGCTGCTTTGATACCATTGAACGAATTTATAGCTACTGTTTTTAATTGAGTGAACGCACGTCCTGCATCTTCCAATCCTTCTAATCCTTGCGCTAATGCCATTGCAGACTGAACTTTTAAGATAGCCTTTTCCACGTTTTCACTTTCAGAACCAAACAAACCCATTGCACCTTGTGCCGCTGCGAAACCACTCGCAACAGATTGTAATGCTTTGCCAGTTGCTAAGAATGCACCTTCGCCTTTGAACGCCATAATAGCATCATTTGCGTCTTCAATTCTGTCTTTTAATTCCGCTGCACGTTTAGCCGCTTGTACAGTTTCTTTGGAAGCCTCTCCGTACTTTTCAGCCATTTGAGCAACTTCGGCAGTCGCTTCTCTTAATTGCTGTTTAAGTGATTTTGTAGATTGTTCTGTTTCGCCTAAAGACTTCTTTAAGTTATCAATTCCACCGAGTGCCTTTAAGTCGTCTAAACTTATCTTAATTACTTGTTCTACTGCCATTTCTCAATCTTTTTATGTATTTACGTAATTCTTTAAAATTGCTTGGGAATTTGTGAGAACCCTTTGCGAATGCTATCGTTTCAGTTTCTTCTGGAACGTGCGCTAATATTTGAAGTAAAGTCTTTAATATCATATTGCTCGAAAATCTGTTAATAATTCTAAGTTTATTTTGCCGGTGTTTAATTCTGTTTGAATGTTGTTTATAACATATCGTTTGTCTCTTATTACTACTCTATCATTCAACTTCAAAACACTCATTAAATAGGTGTCGGCTATTCCTTCAATTTTAATAATGCGTGATTTTCTGTTGTAAATATTTGAAAGGTAAGATAAATAATAATCAGAAAATAAAGTATTTTCAATTACACCATTCAGCAAAGTAGAATTTTCTAAACCCCAGTTTAGCGAGTGAAATTCATTTGTTACCTTTTCAATATCCTGCCCGAACGCATTATAAGAAGTACGTGCAACGCCTTGTAAATAGAAATTTACATCTGTATTAATATTTCCGTACTTGTACAGTAATATCGGTTTAGGTACATAAGGCTTTAAATCCGATTTTAAGCAATACCCAACGTGTAATTTCGTTCCGCTAAACTTTTGGTGCATTAAGTTTTCAAATGGTAGTTTAATCGTGTACTCATTCCCATCGCTTTCAGTATCAAAAGTATATTTCAAATCTCCATACTCACGCTGGAACGTGTCAAAAAACGCTCTATTAATTAAACTTTCGGATTTCTCATATTGAAAATTCATAACCTTGTAGAAAGGCGCACGTGTAATTTCGCCATCTAAATTAACGTACTTTGTAATATCTCTAATTTGTCCCGCATTATACCAATCTTCTAATGGCTCAATATTGTATACATTTTCATTTTCGCTGTACGCTGTAAGATTAAACATTTTTAAAATACCCGAAAATAAATCTGTAACTTTCATATCAGGAAGTAAAGAAGCTATAGGTAAAATAGATGATGAAAGTCCGTTAGTATGTACATTTGCATCATAAATTAAGTCAGGATTTGGCGTATCATCTTCGACTACATAAATACCTAAACTACTACCTGTTACAACTCCGTTAGATTCTAATTTAAATGAGAAAGTTGTTGGTGTTTGAGTTGGTGTTGTTGATAGGTCGTAATAGATAATACTCAATGTACTACTTCCAGTTATTTCTAAAATTCTACTTAAAACACCATTTTCGTAAACGTGTAATTTTGTAATTGTTTCTGGAAGTGATGTTGTAACTCCAAATGTCAATTCTAAAAGCTCTGTATTTCCAAATGTTCCGTAATATTCAATTGTATTATTGGTTAAATCTACATCAAAGTTAGGAGCAACCGTTCCCGTAATTGAGGTTAAGTCTAAATCTAAAACATTTGAATTAAATGTAAACGCTTCGCTATTTTTAGCATATAAAAATAATTCCGTAAATCTTTTATCAGATAAGAAATTGCCAACAAAAGAAACATTATATTTATTTTCGATTGCCTCAAAAATCTTCTTTAATCTAATAGCTGGAAATAGTTCACTATAATCTATTGAACCTGATAATGTAGAAATATTATCAACTCCGCCTCCATATTGCCACGCTTTTTTACTTGAAATTAAAGGAAAAGCAATGTCTAAGGTATTTGAATTTACAACCGAATTTACAACATTTGTAGCGTTATATGTAAATACAATTAAATCATTTATATTGGTAAGATTAATCAATTTATCTTCTCCGAATTTATCAGTTAATGATTTCAACGTACCATAAAATACAAGTGCGTAATGCGTGATATTTCCATTGTCTCTATTTGCCGACTGCAATTCTATACGCCCTTTTCTAAATGGCACCGTATTAATCTCTATTTCTGCATCATAACGCTTATTAGCATTAAATCCATCATCAATAGAATTCTCGTACCAATGCGCAAATATTTTATTATTGTTTGGCGTGGCTGGTACTGTGAAAGATTGTGAGTAGTCTGTAAAGACTTTGCTAATATCGTTCACGTTTTGAATTGAGGAAGTAATGGTTATATTTTCGTCTTGGAACAATTCCAAACGATAGCGTACACCATCTTTGTATATGTAAATTGCTACTTGCATACTATTGCATATTGTTAATTAAATCAAACGCGTACTCAAACTCTATCTCGTAATTGATATTTTTGTTTCTAATTTGTGTTTTAAATTCTGTACCCGAACTTTTCACAATAGCTGGTATTGAATTTATCCAAACTTTTTCACTCAACATTAAATCTTGTATCAACTCATTATAATTTTCATTTACAAAGCCTGTGTTCATTTTTACAGATTGTTTGCCATTGAAATTATACTTTGCATTTTGCCCGATTGTCGTATCGTACGTCATTGCAGGCTGTAGCAATTTATAGTCTTTACTTTCAGTGCTTATGCTATCGGTTCGCATTTTGAAAAACCAAATGAAATCTAAACCTCCGTATCTATTTATAAACTGAACTAATTGAGGTTCGAGTATTGGCTCACAAGTTTGCTCTACATTTGTGGCAGTTATCTCTGAAATTTCGCCAGATGAAAACGTATGCAGTTTATTTGTACTACCTACTTTTATTTGTCTCTTAATATTTGTAAATCTATTTGCATTGCTTTCGGAATAGTTTTGTCCTTGCAGAAAAGTAGTATATCCATTTACAGCAATACCCTCAACTTTTTGTGCTGTCAATTCTACATTATTTGAGAATAATCTGCACTCAAAATTACAATACCACGTATCAACATCATTTAATTTGTTTGAAATAAAATCTTTTAGATATGGCGAAATATTAAATCTCAATAGAGTTTGCGTGGCACTTGGAATTGATTTTGTAAATGAATAATTTGGAAGCGTTGGCTTTGTCTCACCATTCTTCCATATCCTCAATTCTAATTTCCCCGAAGTTTGCCCGACTTCATTTATAAAAATTATATATGGGCTTCTAGCTCTTACTATCATTTTGCTGTATTGTGTATTTTAAGAATGATTCTAAATCTAAATTATATGCTTTTATTAACTCTTCTGGAAGTCTTTCATAACCTTTTTCAAATGGTGCGCTAAAAAAATTCGTAGGGTATAAACCTTTTAAATAAATTGCCCTTGTTATTAATTTGCTGGTCGCTTCATAGCTCAAAAATTTACCACTCTCTAAGTCTCTGAATTGTATTCTTCTTTGCTGTACCCACGCTCTAATAGAATTTGTTAAACCTCCTTTTTTCCCTGTTCCACTTCCAAATCTATAAGGCGAATTTGGCGCACGATTAGAACTCGCTGCACCTCTCACTCCCTTATCTTGAAATTTCCCGTAATCTTCCATCTCAAAAGCTAATGAAAATGAATTCCGTGAGGCTTCTACATAACCTTTAATAGAGTTGTAAAGTTTAGAAGAGTTCTTCATATTCTTTCGTGTAAGATTAGCACGTGATTGACTAACCACGTACTTTGAGAACTTTTCTAATGCCTTTCTTGTAAACTCTCGCTCTAACATTCGCAAATTTTAACTGTTGGATTAACCCAAAATGTAACTGATAAAACCAAACCATCTAATCCAGTCTGAAAATCTTTATTGATAATTGTAGGGTCTGAACTCGAAACGAATTCAATTCCATCAATTCTGATTAACTTTAATTTAGCCAATAGGTTTAATAAAACAGAATAAGAAACGCTCCAGTTTTCCCATCTGTTATCATTCCATGCAAACTTATCTTCTACGCCATTTTTATTCTCATCTCTTATGTCTAAATGCGTAATCTCAAACGTTATCTGTGAGTTTTGAAAATCTATGCTTTGAAGCTGAATGTTAGCCAACGGAAAAACATCATTTTTCAAATGGTCAACTTCATCTGCTCCCAAAGAAAATAAAGACTTCACGTCCTCGTCCTCATTCAGATAACTACCAATTAAATCTATAATCCTAAATATTGCGTTTCGCATTTTTTATATTTTTTTCTTGTTCTTTGTACTCATCATCAAGATATTCTATTTCAGTTAGAAATTCATTGATATTAAACCTCTCTACTACCTCAGATGGTGTAAGTCTATACTCTCTGCCAATTCGCTTAATCGCGATAAACCAACCCCATTTTTCTCCAAATCCGCTAACTGTTCCGCTGTTAGTTCCTTTTCCAAAAATTGAGGCATAAGTTTGAGTAAGTCGTTCGTTAAATTCCAAAAAAAAACCTGCGCACCTAAATAAACTGAAATAGGAGCATTTTTAAATATTTCTTTGTTATCTGTTCCGTTATACTTTTCAATGTCGTAAACATCTTTAAACTTGCGTGTGATAGGTCGGTACATTACCGCCATACTTGCCAATATGTCTTTTCCTAAATTGTTGGTAAGGTCTATATACTCGCCCGACTTCATTTGCTCTAAATTTGGAATAAACCCGTATTCTTTACCATCTAAAAAAAATGTCTTTTGAAACTTTGGCTTTTCATTTAGAACCTTTGCGATATGCTGATAATTTTTATCTAATTCTGCCAAAGGATATTCCATTAATTGCTCAATAGATTTTCCAGTGAATAGGTTTAATAATCTAAGCATAATACCCAAGTCTACATCTTCATTTTCGATAATGTCTATTGCTTTTATGTATTTGTCAATAGTGACTTCACTTAAATTTTGTGGTACTCTCATAACTTATAAACGATTTTTTTATTTTTTTTATCCTATGTAATAAGAAGATTTATTAGTACCTCCAATAAAATTCCAAACAACGTAACGCAAAGCATCTACGCAATTATGAACGAGGATTCCATTTGCAAAATACTCATGGCAATCCTCTACCATTATATCATAAACCTCCTCGCTCCAACTTTCTCCTATATCGAAGTGCTTTAGCTTTGCAGTTGTTATGGCAAAACTTAACAATTCCTCCGTGTCGTGATTCAAATTCACTTCCGCATTGTTCGCATTTATGTTTTTTATATTCTCTATTTTCCCATGTCCTCTTTCCATGTTCAGAATGCCATAATCTTCCTTCTTTAGATTTATGCCAGTCTTTTGCTTTTTCAATACCTTTTGACTGAAAGTGTTTAGCAAACTCTGGATTGTTTTTAAACCTTTCTTTTCCGTGAATTGATAGGTGTTTTTTTCCCTCAATACATTCGAGGTTATCAATTGAGTTATTCCATGTATTGCCGTCTTTATGGTGTATATGAAACCCTTTTGGCGTTTTTCCGTTAACTGATTCCCAAACTTGGACGTGCATTCTTTTTGTGCCTCGTGAAAAATAGTATTCCCTTGGGTACAATTTAAAATCCTTTCCATTGAATTTCTGTGTTGGTAAACCATCATCCCCGATTGTAATTCCGAAATATTTTTCCATGTTGTAGATTTTATTTTATGTTCTTTAGTTGAACACAAAGATACGGAAAAAGTATCGATTTGCATCGTGTATTTATTAACTTGTTTCAATCCGTTATTAAACTTTTTTAAAACCCTATTAAAACCTTTTGAGGTAAGGACTAAATCACCTTCTTTTATTTCTTTTAATGGCACTAATCCTTTATCAGTTGTTATTAATGTAGAACCAACAAAACAGTGATTAAAGTCATCAATTGGTACTTCTGATTTTTTATCATGCCATGAATAATTGTTTAGCTCTTTAATTAAATTAGTACTATCTGCATCAATTATCAATTCATAATCTTGAAGCAATGCTATACTATCTGTTATCTTTGGTTTTTCAATTGGTTTGATATTGCAACCACTCATTTTTAATTCTGCAATTAAACGAGGCTCTGCGCTATCTGCGATGATTAATTTATTTTGACAATATCTTTTATTTTCTTCTGCAATTTGTGAAGTGGTTAATCCAGATTTATAAAGATATTCCTTTGCGTAAATGCGTTTGTTTTTTTTGTCTATTGAAACTTTTACGAGTGTTGTAGGGTCTATTGAAAATCCAAAGTCTTGACCAAATCCCACGTAGTCAGTTTCTATAAAATCTCCTATTTTCCAATTAGAGAAAATTACACCTTCGGCTTTTTCTAACCACCCACCTAAAAGAACGTGTTCGTATTTTCGTGGGTTTTTTAATCGGGTTTCTTCGGCTTGTCTTAAGAATGATTCATTGAGATATTCTTTTCCATCTAAGTAAGTTGTATGTATGTAAGTGGTATCTTTTTTTTGTAAGTTACTTCCTGCATTTACACCTCTATCCTCAAAGAATTTTTTATAAATAAAATGCTCTTTCGTGGTAGGGTTTAGGATTAAAATAACTCGGTTTTGTTTTGATTTATGTCTAATTGAGAAATCAATTTTATCAAATGTTTCTTCGTCTGTCAATTCCTCCGCTTCGTCTAATACCCATGTAGTAACTCCTGAAATAGATTTTAAAGATGCTGTTTGTGTTCCTGATGAAGTTTTAATACCCTTGAAAAGAATTTTAGATCCAGTTTTTAAATTGATTATTTCATTTTTAGTTATAGCAAAGTCGCTTTCTAAATTTGCGAGTTCTATCTTTTCAATGAATTCGGGAATGATAGAAATGTCTGCAGAAGTAAGCGTGTATCTTGTAAATAGAATTGTTTGCTCATTTTCGTATGTGAGCAAAAGCAAAAACGTGGTTACTGAAAATGACTTCATAGAACCACGCCCACCTGTTAAAACAAAATACCTACTATCGTTTAGAAATAGCGGTTTAAACTTTTCATTTATCTGAAACATTTTCTTTGAATGTGATAATGTCTTTTATGCTAAAGCCCTCTATTTTATGATTTGTATTTTGATCTACTTCTATTTTTTTAGGCTCACTCCACCCGAATAATTTTGCCATTGTATCTATTAAAGCTCTACATTCTTTGTAGTCTTCAATAGATTCATTTTTTTGATAAAGTCTTTCTAATCGCATTTTTGCTTTTTTAATTTCAAAATCTTTATCACTTTCAGAATTTTTTATCTTTTCTTTTGCTTCTGATATATAAGTATCTACCTGCCTATTGGAAATATTCCAATCGGTTTTCTTTGAAACATATTGAAGCATTTGCTGGCGTGTCAATCCTTTAATTAACATTTCGCAAATCAAATCAATTCTCTGTTCTTTTTCAAAATCCGTTGACTTTTCTTCTTTAGGCATCGTTTACTTTTTTGCTTTTCTTCCACGTTTAGGCTTTTCGCTTTGCATTTCCTTTTCGATAACATCTTTATAATTCAGGTAAACTCGCTCTAACTTTTTCATGTAGTTATTTTGATAAGTAGCTCCGCAAGTTGTACACGCTTCTTCTTTGATGTTGTAAAGTTTTCTGAATAAAGCCTCGCATTTCTTAATGTCTTCTACTTTGTCCGCTGGTATTGGCAGTCCTTTATACCAAGAAAAAACCTCGTATAAAAACACTATCTCATCGCTTGTAGGCTTTACCACGTATGGAAATAGTCTATTGAGTGATGCTTGTCTTTCTTTGCAACCCTCGCATTGTTCTATATTAAAGAACTCCGTTATGTTCTTTATAGTGTCTCCTAATCCTGTACTCATATATTTTCTTTTTTGCTGTTTTTAATGCTCTATAAAGTACCATATAAGGCAAATTTACTTCTTTTGAAATAGATAGTAAAGACTTCCCTTTATGTACTGTTATTTGTAACGTATCGGCATTTTCCGTTGTATATCCGTAGAGTTTTTTTAAAACTAATAACTCGGTACAAGTTAGCGGAATTTCTGACAATTCCAATTCATCTTCATTTTCGCAATCATCTGGCATTTCTGGAATGTCTCCACCACGCAAAGGAAAAGCCGTTAATTTCTTTTTTTTATAATCATCTACAAAAATTGATTTAATCGTTCGATATATGTATACTTCATTGATTTGCGTTGGGTTTAGATTGTGTATTTTCAAATACATTTCTTGAACCAAATCCTCTGCATTGTCGTAGTCGAATTTTTGCGCCATTCGCACCCATTTGCTATGCCATTTACAAATTTCTTGAAGTATTGTCATACTTTTAAATCTTTAATCTTCAACTTATATAACGAAATTTTTTCTTTTATTTCCGTAATCATTTTGTAATTACTAAATATTTCGGCGTGATACCATTGAATTGTCGTATACCTATATCCTCTAATTGAGCTTCTAAAATTTTACGTTTCAATTTCCATTCTGGAGTTTGGAATCCTTTAACCTCATGCAATTCTAAACTACCATCTGGATTTTCTACAAGAAAATCTACATAATTGTTAGCAACGTGTTTACCATTTACATATAATTCAATTTTCTTTTGTTTAGTTATTTCTTTTATTTCGCCGGCCTTTAGAAGTAAATCTAATTTCATAGCGTAATTAGCTTCCATTTTTGAATCGTAAGAATATCCGTTATAGGTTTGTTTTACCGCTGAAAATTTATTTTTCTTTTTGTACATAACTAAAATGGTAAATCGTCATCTTCTTCTGCAAATGGGTTTTCCGCTTTTTCCTTTGGCTTTTCTGTGAAATTCCCTTGCGGAGCTTCGGTTTTTGTCTCTGATTTCTCCAGGAATGGGTTAATATCTCTCACTCTGAAATTAGAGTATCTTTTACCCTCATGCTCTCGCTCGGAGTACCAATCCGCTGAAACGCTAACTAATTTTCCTTTTGTAAGGTATTGAGCTATCTTATCGCTTTTGCTCCAATAGGTGCAGTTTATCCAAGAAGTGACATTTTCTTCTCCTTTCTTTTCTGAAATAGCAATAGAGAAAGAAATAGCGTTATTTTCGCCTATCTTATTAACTTTTGCATCGCTTCCAAGTCTGCCAACTATCTGACAATTAAATGTTGCTGAACTCATTTATTTTAATTTTATTAACAAATTTACAAATAAATCTTTATAAATCAATAGGTTATTTGATTATATTATTTAGAATGATTATAAATTAATGTTTTAAGTAAAAATATATGTATAAATATTTGCATTGTATATAAATAATTGTATATATTTGTACTATCAAATTAAAACAATAGCAATTATGAATTCAGCAGTAAATAAGAAATTAGCTTTTGGGTCAATAAAAATGACAATTATCAGTGAACTTTTAAGAAATGAAAAGTGTAATGCAAATCACTATAGCTTATGTAGAGCAAAAGGTGTTAGAGGTGCAATATATATGGTAAAGAGAACTCAAGAAGACAAATTTATATTTATCGGTAGAGGGTTCTAAAAACTCAAAACCTAAGCAAGTTTTAAAAAGGCTTTTAATCTAAAATTAACTTTAAAAATAATTTAAATGAATTACCACGAAAAAACAATAGAGTTAATAGAAACTCTGGGAATTAAACCAAAAAAAATAGCAGAAATTTTAGGAAAATCTACTTCCTTAGTCTACAACAAAATGAAGTCAACTCAATATCACAGATTTAATGAAAAAGATTTTGAGCTAATTTCTGACTACATCAAGAAAAATTCAACTATTTAAAACAATTCTAAATTACGTTTTTTATGTGTAAATATTTGCACATATAATTTAAAAGAACTAATTTAGCCTAACAAAATTAAAACATTATGAATGCACAATTTAAAGAAATAATTAAATTTCTAAATCA